ACTGTTGGCGTCGTCATCGACGATACCCATGATTTTAAGCGGCAGAGTTGCCGTGGTTGCAATCGTAGACACACCCAACGCTGAGTTTGAGCGTCCGGTATCCGTGCTGCCCGTTCGAGCAGACGTGCCAAGGCTTGCATTAGCAAAAACAGCCGTCAGAGCCGTAGCTCGGTCGGTAATACTTGCATCTGTAGCAACTTGGAAAGTTTGCATCGGGTTATCAGCAACGAGAGCTTTGACAGGGAAGTTCGTGTCAACGCTAACGCTAGCTGAACCGGGCCAATAGTTTAAGTAGACAGGCTTCTTAGATACCGAATCCATGTACTGAATTCCCATCAACACACCTAGCGCAGCAGTTGTACCGCCCGCCGTGTCGCCTGCTTGATCAATAACACCAGCCGCAGTCGGAACTACGATGCTGTATTGAAAAATAGCGTTTGTGTTGTTAGAGGCAATTTCGTACTCGGTAATTCCGTTTGAATTTGCGGCTGCGCCGACAAGTCCAATAGGACGAAGCCCGTAAGCGGTTTCTTGATTTGCCATTATTTGCTCCTAAAAGCTTTACTTACGAGGACCACCAAAGGTTACACGGGATTGACGTTCTGGTTTGTCAATCACCATAGTCGAATGTGCATTCTCGCGAAGAACGTCCGTTTCAATGGCTTCAATCTGATCTGCATTCTTTCTTTCAAAATATTCAGTTCGTTCTGCAACCGTTTCCAACGGGATTCTTGCCAGAAGCAATCCGCCAACACCAAACACGCCTTCATATTTCCCCGATTCCACAGTAGGTGCCTCAAAATCCGGGTATTCATCGCGACGGACTAGCTCGTAGCCTTCTCGCATACGGGAAGAAATGTTAGTGCGGTCTTCAAAACCACGCACTTCAGCACGTATCCAACGATGTTTAAACCCTTCTGGCGCAGGGGGCGCGTCTAGTTTAGACGGTGGACTCCACGGTTTTCTTCTAACCTGTGTCGCCCGTGATGATTTTGCGCGGGAAGTTCTCTTGATGGCATCAATTTCATCTTGTTGATTATCAGTCATTGTCCTTCCTTAACGTATTTTGCGTACTCTTCGAGTGGCACTCCCAATCTTTTGGCAATTGTTACTTGGCTCGGGGAGAGACGAACCTTCTTGCCGCGTCCGGACGACTTGCCGCGAGATACTCCCGCAACTGATTGACCGGAACGATTATTTCTTTGTACATCTTCCCCATCAGAAAACCTGTGTGGAAATGCATCTCTCATTCGAGAATCTAGCGCATCATAGTAATCATTGCTAGAGGGGTCAAACCCTTCATCTTGAACGAGTTTTTTGTGTAAACCGAAAGCTGCAAAGGTCATTGCATCATCGGTTCCAAACCAATCATTCTTTTCTGCCCATTCTTCTGCTTTAGCATCGGGGGCAGGCACTGACGGTGCCGGTTGATATTGCGGTTGCGGCTGCTGTTGCGCGTACAACTGCTGTTGTTCTTGAGCTTCTACTTGAGCCTGACGCTGGGCTTTAGCTTGCGCGTGCTTGTCTGCGGCCAAAGTAAGTTGCGCTATTCGTTCTTGCGCAGCCATCTGACGATCTACGTCGCCCGTTTCAATAGCGGTCTTTAGCTCTTCTTTAGCGCGAGTTTGCTCTGAAACTACCCTATTACCGTATTCGGTTATGTAGTTTTGATCTAAAGATTGCAGTCTTTGCTTAACAGAGGTGTTTTCTGTCTGGATAGTTTGAGCGTAGCGAAGTGCTTCTTCTCTTTCTCGCTCCGCTTCTTTAGCTCGCTTAGTAAGCTGGTTTATACGCTTTTGAACGCTTTGGCTATACTTCTCGTGCTCATCGTCGTTAGATTCTTCTACCGCCGGTTCCGCACTTGCCTCGGTATCAGGTGTAGATTCAATCTCTACTTCCTGTGCTTCTTCCGTAAACTCAAGCTCTACTTGGCCGTCATCGGCTTCGTGAGCAGCTTTTGCTTCACTCATTTGCATGTCCCTTAATTGTGGTGAATATCAGTAGGGTCAAGGATTGTGGCTAGAATCTCGTCGTCATTTAAGATTCGTACCTCGCTGCCAAATACAGCAGCGTCTTCTCCGTTTAAACGGAACCTAGATCCGGCATAACGCGCAAAAATCACCCATTGGTTTTCTTCGCACCACCCGCCTCGCGGATATTTTTCGCCGTCTTTGTATGCATCAGGACCCAGACGAAGCACATACCCAACGTTAGTTTGAATAGCGTCTTCTTCCAAAGTCTTGGTGTTTAGTAAAATACCTCCCTTGCTCTTTCGCGGAGCGCGAAAAGGCATGATTAGAATGCGCCAACCCGTGGGCTGCGGCAGTCTTTCGATTGCAGATTTTTCAATCAAAGAAGGGTCTAGCACGCGCTCCTCTTCAGAAACGTATACCTTGGACAAGTCCAAGGTTTCTTTAACTTCAGACATCCATCATTTCCTGTTTGTCTAGCATTTCAGAAAGCTCTACGAGAACGTAATCGCATGCGCGAATCTCCCCCATACACTCCCTGTAATGTTCCATGTCTTTAATCCCGCCTTCCGACATTAGCTCGGTAATTTGGGCCTTGCGATCTAGCAGCGTCTTTCGGACATACTGCACAATATCGATACCGTCCAATCTAAGTGTCCTTAATTATCCGACGATATCTCATATTCTCGCGTCTTTGACACAGGAAATCAAATATTTAACAGCTAGTGTAGCGACCGCCTCTTTCCGCTGCGCCCATACCACGCTTCTTGCCTCGAAATATCTTGCCCTCTTCCGTATTCGGAGTGGCTTCTTCGACCAGCGTGGCGTAAGGAATGCTGCCCTGACCTTTAATCTCAGCCTTGTTTACAGGCTTGGGCGGCTCTTTTATGGGCGCGCCCATGATTTTTACTCTACCGTTCATTGATCACCTCTTTTGGACTGTTGCTTCAGCAACTCTCTTTGCATACCGGCCTCTATACGAGACGCGGTTTGGTTTTCTTGGCTTTGCAGGCGCTGTTGGAACTGAGCTTCTCGTTGAGCAAGTTTTTCTCTTTCAAACTGTAGCTCTTGCTGTTCCATCGCCATGTCGTTCTGTTCTTGCTGCGATTTAAGCTGCAATTCCTGCTGCTTCAACTGAACCAACGGATCGGGGCCTTGAGGCTGACCGGCTTGCTGGATTTGTTTACCTAGTTCCACAAGCTGCTGCGTGCCTTGCGCTACAAACTGAGCCACCATCATCTGGTACGGCTGGTTTGTCGCAGGATCTGTCAATGCCACATTTGGGTTTTGCTGCATAAACGTTTGCTCTGCCTGCTCTTCGGCCTGTAGCTGAATGTGGTTCAACAAGTGTTTTTGTATCGATAGCTGCACATTGGGCATCTGTGAGGCCATACCGCCCGTGACAAACAACAGATGCGATTGCATATGTGCCGCGTGATCTTGACCCTTAAAAGCCTGTAAACCCGTGTTTTCAAGCGTGTCGATGTTTTCTTGAGCCGGATCTTTCGGCGCAATCTCATCCGGCGTATCTGCGCGCAAGATCATGTCTGAGTTTTTAACTCCCAGCGCGTCATACACTCGGCGGTACACTTCTGGGATGTTGTGTATCTCCGGAGCCTGCATCGCCATCTGTAGCTCAGTCTGAGCCAAAGCAATCCGTTGGCTCTGAGAAAAGATGTTCGGGTCAGATACGGGAAGTACGTCTACGCGGTCGTCAAAGTCAGTAGCCTTAACCGTAGACTCCGCCCCCGGAACTTCATACGGATAAACCGGAGGCAAGCTCTCTTTCATTACACGAGCCAAGATCTTGAACTCGATCTTCATCGCGTAGTGTAACCGCTTGTGAACAGCACTCATCACACGAGTGCCCTGCTCAATCATAGCTATCGTAGTGCCGACAGCCGCGTTTGGATTAGCATCACCTACCTTCATGTCCGTGATGGTGGCGAAACGCTGCGCTGCGTCCACTACAAAGCCCAGTAGCTGGAAAAGCGTGCCATCTGGACCCTTGAACGGCAGAGGCATCAAACTGTCTCTAATCTGCCCTCCGGGCGCGTCAACGTCCCTAAATTCACCCGGCTGTAAGGGTGAATCATCGTCCCTGATCCGCAGGCCGCGAGCCTTGAAGCCCGCAGGAAGGTTAGAAAGCGTACCTGCATCAATCAATTGACGCAGTGCAGCAGTCGCGGTTCGCGATAAACCACCGATTGTGTGAATCAAACCAAGGCCGTAAAAGCCAAATCCGGGCAAAAACTTGTAATGGACAAAGTACTGAATCTTCGTAGTTAACGGGTCTTCTTCCTCGTAATTACGTCGAACAGACAATATTTTGCTGTTTTCTTCGCTGATAGTGACGATATAGGGCACTTTTATGCCGGTTTCTTCGCCATCTTCGTCCTTGTTCTCATA